CCGTCACCATCGGTAAAATTTTGCATAAATCGTATGCAGCCATCGGCAATGATGTTTTCTCTTGGTCGGTCTACTGTAACCAAGCTTTCAAATGTAAATGTATAATAGCAAGTTTCGTATACCCAGATTTGATTGATATCAATGCAGGCCAATTGATAGTTATCGTATATCTTACTGAGCAGTTCAAATAAGATATCCTTTAGGTTCTCGTTTTCCTCATCTGTAAGAGAGAAAGTGTTTTTGTTAGCAAGGAATCTTTTAAGTACCTCGTCCAAGTTCTGGATAGAGGGTTTAGAGGTTGTTGTTTTCATATTTTATTGTTTTAATTATTACACTACAAATATAAGCATTTTATTTTAAATATTACTTTATTCATACAATTATTTTAAATATAGCTGAGGTTCTGCACACAAGAAAAGGCAGTTGGTTAGACTGCCTTTGATTCATTGTTTGGTTATTAATCCCGAGGATAAGGTTTCTTCTTTTTGAAAGGTTTTACTTCCCGGGTAACTTCTTGTTTATAGAAAGCATCGATGTTTGAATGAAGCATTTCTATTGTCTCCGGGGTTATTGAATCCTTGGAACTGACCAATGTATCATATATGGATTCCCATATATCATTGGCTAAATGTTTTTGAATTGCCTCTTTGATGTCAGCACCTGATTCAAATTTGATGGCCACTGTAACATGGTCAATTGTATTACCCTCAAGTAATAGGCCTTTGAGTCGAGAGATATCATCTGGAGCATTTAAGTTATCATCCAGGAACCTTTCTATGCACATATCGCCTCGCATTAATTGTGAAGCATGTTCTGCTGAGATAGGGAATTCCTCTATGCCGAACATAGAATTTTCATTGTCTTCTGAGGTAAATACGATTTTTAGCATTATATTTTTGTTTTTAAACGGTTAATGACTTCTTCGTAGAATTGATTTATGAACTCAGGTTCAGGAGTTGAAGAACCTGGGTTAAGTTGTCTCCAATGGAATCTCACGCTGTTCTTTATTTCAAGGGCAAGATTATTGGCAGCTAAATCGAAAGTATCGTTGTATTGAACAATCTGTAAGAGGTTCCTTACGCATTTGCTAGCATCTCCCAGAGGTACTTTCTGTTCAATCATTTCGAATCCGTCCTCGTAAATCTCTACTGTATCAATGTAAATGTCATCAATATGGTTAAGAGAATTGATTAAGTCTGGAGTAGTAACTTCTTCCTCATCTCCCAATTCGTTAGCGATTCTGAAGGCTTTGATAAAGGCATCTAAGATTCCCTGCATATCGGGGTCCTGTTCCTTAAGTGGAATACGTCTAATGATTCCAACTTGTTCGAATGATAAGTAATACTTGGTTTGCATAGTTATAAAATTTTGATAGATTATTAATTCATGTACAAATATAAAAATAATATTTCAATCTGCAAACAAATTAATAATCTATCTTTAAATTACTGAGGCAGAGCCCGGAATCTGTTTAAGTCCCAGTCATACTTTCTGTCTCCCTTGTTAGTAAATACCCAAAGGTAATGGTCTTTATATTCCTTTGATATGGTATTATACTTAGAAGTCTGAATAATGATACGATTGGGTTCGTATTCAAGTAATTCTGCATGTACTGTAGATACATGATGGCTTTCAAGATTAAGTTTGGCCTTGAAATCTTTAAGGAACTCATCCCGATTTACACCATAATTATCTCCAATGAATTTAATGTAATCGTCCTCTACCTGTTCTAACATGGTAGATACCTTGAATCTAAACTTGTTCATCTTTGTTATTTTTAAGGGTTCGTAATTTCTCTTTGAGTTCTTCAGCACATCTTTCAAGGATATTACTTACTACTACCAGGCAATCTTCATCTACAAATGACATAATGATATCCATACATTCATCAAAGTAGTTTCCGATTGATTGAGGATTATTCCAAAGTACATCCCAGTTCTTGCAATAATTAAACCGGATAATATCTACGTATTCATTTACTGATACCTTACTATCTGGTAAATATGGATATACCTTTGAATACATAGATTTAAAATTATCCTCAATCTCCTCATTCAATCTAAACTCTTTTGGTAGAGCCTCATAGTAAGACATATCTGGAATGTAGAATTGGTAAGCAAAGTCTTTATCCGTCTGTGCCTCAATTCCCGGGTATGAATTAGCAAATAATACTGGTATTTTATAGAGCAATAAGTCTGGTACTCTATCATATACCTTGTAATGGTTTTGGTATTCTTTGTACGCATTAACATATACCCGGTCATCATATATATGAAGTTCATTGAGTATCGTTTGAACTCTTGAATGAAAATCTTCTAACTCAAAGTGCATGGCAATGTTAAAGGTATCTTTCATACCTTCTAACTTTTGTAGAGTAATAAGTCTGCGGCTTTTAATTACTCTGATTTTCTTTTTCTTTCTGAATAAGTTGAACATGTGTTAAAATGTAAAGTTAATATATACGTCCTGAGAACCTTTCATGAATTTCTCATGGTTGGTATCATCGAATTTAAAGCAAGAATATTTGCCTAATGAGCGTTCATATTCTCCTCTTACCCATACTGGTGCAGTAGTAGTGGGTTTAAGTTTAAAGTAAGTACCTTGATTGATGTTCTTAATCTTGGTCTTTTTACATTCGGGGTCTAATGTTTCCATATATTTGTCTATTTTTAAAATTGATATGCAAATATAATACTTTTAAATTTAATATGCAAATCCGTATATACACAACTGAGGCCACCATTAATAGGTAGCCTCTAAGTTATTTTCTTTTGTTTAGGAATGATGCAGCAAGGGATGTATCTTCTTCTGCTTCTAGTATTTCATCATCCTCTAAGTACCTATCCATCTCTGGGAATCGGTATCAATCCTCATTTCAATCTCCCTACGCAATTCATGGTGTTCTTTAGAGGATATTTCCATAGCAGCCTTATAGTTATCTGTGATTTGATTGAGTTCTTTCTTATTAAGATTAAGGCCCTCCTTGGACGTATCTACTCCCTCTTGCTTAGTTGCAACTACTTCAGGCAATGAATTGATATCGTATTTGTCCTCTAAGAGTTTTGCTTCTTCAGTTTTAGTAAGTACCTTTTGAGATTCTAATACGATAGTTCTTGCTTCCTCTATCGAGATAGTATTCTCAGCATTGAGATTATTCTGTTGATTGAACTGATTGAAGATATTAGTTGTATTGCCTCCAGTAAGATTACGAATGATTGATTGTAATGATGTAGAAGATTCCAACTTAAGCTTCAATGTCTTATTAACCTCGGATGAGATAAATGGAGTATATTTACCTCCTTGGGAATCCCTTAAGATTTGCAACTGATGAGATATCTCCATCCTATCTTCTAATGCCCATGCTAGTTGTTCTCCCAGTAACGCGTTAAGTAATTCTTCTTGTTTATCTTTATCCCATATTCTAGAAGACAATAATCTGTCTCTCATGAATACTCGTACATATTCTATATCAATCCCTAACCTATTAGAGAATGAATTGATATCATATGTTACTCCACATAAAACCCCATTACCCATTAACCATTGATTAATAAGGTAATTCTGTACCTTGACCAATGATTCCTCTTCGTGTGTCTTCTGGTATTCTAAAGCCATTGCAGTAGTACCCATAGGACGAGGGAATCTTATTATTTTATCTTCTTTTGCCATATAAATAAGCCTTTCTTATATCTTTAGATTCATCATATCCTATTAGCTCTAACTTATAACATACATAGCAATTAATACTAAGGTTATAGAAATATGCCTTATAGGTTTTTCCTTTTACACCTAAATTAAAGGAATCACCAGAGACATAATCCCTGGTGAAAACCAATTTATCCCATTTACCTATGGGGATATTAAGGCAAAGTTTCCAATCCTTGGCAATAAATTTATTGCCGTGAAGGTCTAGGATTTCCTTTGCCATGATTTCCCTTTTTATAGGTCGATAATTTTTTGTCTTGTTCATTGAGGTATTCTTCTTTCCTTTTCTCAATGAACTTTTGAATGTCAGGGAATATCTTTGCTCTTAGAGGTACTACCTGAGTAGCAAAGAAAGCATTCCATAGGTTCTGTGTAAATCCTTCGCCTACCTTAAGCTTAGATATTGCCCAAAATTTACTTTCGAAATTCTTAACAATTTCCCTAAACCTATAATAATATAACTTATGAGTCTTAGGATTAATGCCTATGGTGGTAGTTTGGCAATAATCTAGAAACTCCTTACCTAATTCGGAAATAAACTCTTCCCTTTTAAAGTCGTAATTCTCTTGGTCGAGTTTAAATAACTTTACGTAATCTATTGCTTCCATATATTTACTCTTTAATTGTTTCTAAAGGATAAGCCTTTAGTGTTACTTTCTTGGTTGCATCCTGGACCTGAAATAAATATCCTCGGTAATTATCCTCATAATAGGAGGACCAGATTGCTTCCTTTACCCTGTACCAATCTAAAGTCTTGGCACCTTTGGGGATTCCTGTGATTAATAACATGTGAGGGTTTTCTCCCACTTGAATGTTAAAAATATCCTTGCCATCAAAGTTACCTATTACTACATAGT